GCGCACTGCTGCCTTCTGTGCAGCGATTTCCTTCTGCGGGTCAACGTAGTGGTAGCCCCTGCAAACCCAGCGCACAGCCTCGTAACGCTCAGGCTCAGTTTCGTAAGTAGGCAGATTTAGTGCGCCACTAAGCACAGCCATCTCAAGCCAAGCGTCATAAATCGGCTGATAAAACTGATCTTTCATCATCTGCTGTATGGATCGCCAGTGGTCGCGGTCCTGCAGTAGAGCGAGTCGTGATGATGAGTAATTACTCTGTGAAAAATCGTGCGCGAGTTGCTCGAAAGAGCATCCGACACCCGCACCGAGTGCCCTGAGCTGTGCCCTGAGGAACGGCTCATACTCGCCAGTAGGCGAATCCATGTCAGGAATGGTGACCGTTTCGCCTGGCTGCAGGTACTTGAATTGCCCAGGCTCAAAGCCTGTTACCCGCTGTTCGTCATAGATCTCGCCGCCTGGATCAAGCTCACCCTCCGGTGATTGGATAAATCCCATCAGAGCAGAACTTGCGCGAGCACGCACAACACTTGCCTGTTCCCATCCGTCAACGTGATGCAGTCGCTGCATTGAAGACGCAAGCCAAGGCACCCCACGGGTCTGACCGGGCCGTGCAGATGTCCGGTCAAACAAATGGATGACATCCTTTGCCGGAACAATGATGTGGCGCTTGCCAGGCTCCCTGGTGGGGAACGCAGTGTCACCAGGGTGACGGCTCAGGAAGGCATAGCTGACAGGCCGCCCAAACTTGTCCAGCTCAACGCCAAGCTTCCAAACGTTTCCAGGCTTGGTCGCAGGGCTGTTGTAGTCCTCGTCAAGCTGGTCAGCCTCAAGCACCTCAAGTGCAAAGTTGACTTTGCTGCGGCCAAACTTCTGCCGCACCATGCGGATAAACACTTCGCCGCTCTCGCACATTGACGAGACAGCAAGCTTTTCAATATCAGCGAAGCACAGCTGGCCTGCAGTGTTGCAGCTGTCCTTACGGCCCCACATTGACCAGGCTTTTTCAATCTGCTCGTTAATGCGTGTGTCCAGCTTGCCGCCACGCTGACGCATCACCTGCGCTTGAAGCCTGACGCCTGTTCCTACAACAGAGTTGCGGACAACACGAACAGCAGACTTGGCATAGTCGTTATCGCGCACAAGCTGACGCGATCTAGACCGCAGGCGCTTCAGGCTGCCCTTGATCTCTTGGTCAGCAGAGGTGACAGAGGTGACCCAATCAGCAGTCAGACGACTGGCCTGGGCACCGCCAAACATGCGAGCGCGTGGCCGTGCGATCGGCTCAGGATTGGTGCGCCACAGTTCGCGCCATGCAGAACGGATGCCCATGTCAGAACCTCACATAAAGGGAATGGGGATCACCCAAACCGTTGGCGATCATTGCAGCTTTACGCTCTCGGACCACTATGGCTTTGAGCTGACTTTCACGCATCCGCAGCTCTGCAAGATCAATGCGCTTGAACGTGCGGTTGCCAATGCTGTATTCAGCAGCCTTGTCAGCAATGATTGCGCGGATCGCTGTGGTGACAGCGTCTAGATCTTTCTCTGCCTGAGTGCGTCCGTCAAAGGCTGCAGGCTGCCCGGTATAGGCAAGGGTCGCAAAAACCTCAAGTTGACCACTGCCTAGCGTGAATTTCTCAGAACCCTTAGATGCCTCTGCGTAAAAGAACCAATCACCTGCGTCAAACCCTGCGCTATCTGTCGCGCTGATTGTGAACTCCCAACCAGTCCCGTAAGAAGTGCCAACAACAGTGTGACCTTCGTGGGTGACGTTGGTCCGGAGATAGTAAGTAAGAGTCCAGTTACCTGTGCCGCTTGTGATGCTTTCATTCAGCGGCCCAACCGCCGCGTCATCCCTCCACTTGATCGTGTTGCCGGCGTAGATCTTCTTAGGGATGTTCACGTCACCAGCTGTTTACAAACGACTGAGCCGGTTTAGACGGCTTTGTCTTTGATTTTAGCGGTCTATTGTCGCCTGATTCCAGCTTCTCACGCAGGTTTTCCCACATCGTGAGCTTAGGCAAACGGCGAATGTAGAGCTGAAAAGCCGCATAGGCGTAAACCGCGCAGTCAAGGCACTCAGCCCGTGCTGATGCTTTTCTGACCCAAATCCGCGTTGGCATCCCTCCGCGATAGACAAGCTTCTGCCGCTCAGAAGTAAGTTGTTGGAAGTATTCAGTATCAGCAGCTAAGCCGAAATTAAGGTTGCCAGGGCCGTTTTCTAGGCGCAGTTTGCCGAATAAGGTCGTTTTAATTGTGTCAGTTCCGAGCATGTAGAGAATCACACCTTTTTTGATGGTCCGACCTTTCCAGTTGACATCAACTTTGCTGCCTTTTCCTACTGCTGCAGCGTTTCTGCGGCTGCTGCCCTTGATCGCTACAACGCCACGCGGCAGACGTTCACGCACATAGGCGTAGACCTCATGTGTGCAATAGCCAGTATCAACAGCGAGCTGGGCAATCTTGAGATGGTGGTGCTCTTCTGTCTCCCACTCGCTTGCAAGCACAGCATCTAACTGTTTCCATACGTCTGGCTGCGTTGGATCCCCGACTAGCTTCTGGTGCCAGACAAGCCAACCTGTTTCTGGCTGCCCCTTAGCTCCCGACCAGCCCCACACTGAGATCTCAAGACGGTCAAGCTGCACGTCAACGCCAGCCGTCAACAGCACAACATCCTTAGGCACAGTGCCTGGCTCATACGGCAAGCGCCGACCCATCAAACCCTCAGCACTGACCTGCGCCGAGTAATTCTCCTCATAGGTCTCCGCAAGCCGGGTGTTGATAAACGTCCGCAGTGCAGCCGGGTCGTTCTTCGCACGCAAAAAGTCCTCAGCAAGCTCACTCCAGCTAGCCCAGCCAAGCGGGCTATAGAGACCATTCAGATGGAAGCCAGCAGTCTTGCCATCAAAGTGCGAGTGATTGCGCCACTCTCCAGCGGCCAGCATTTGCGTCTTGTGGTGTTCGTTAAACCGCTCGCCACAGTGCTTGCACTGATATTGCGCCGTCTCCGGCCTGTCCTTTTCCCACTTCAAGCGGCTCCACTCCAGGTGCTGAAACTCACCGCAGCAGGGGGCAGGAATCCAGAATTTCCGCTGATCTGACTTCAGATATTCCGCCTCGATCTTGCTGAAGTCCTTGACCGTTGGCGTAGAGGTCAACAGCACCTTGCGGCGCGCAAAGGTTGTCGTCCTGCGTTCAGCTAGCGCAACTGGATCACCCTCACCAGGGATCTCCTGCATAGCGTCCACCTCATCCATAAACAGGTAACGGCAAGGTGCAGAGCGCAGCTGGCTAGGACTATTCGCACCAGTCAGCAGCAGAATCCCGCCAGGGAAGTCCTTGGCAAACATTGAGTTAGAGCCATCTCTAGAGCGTGCGGGTGCAATTTTTTCTTTGAGCCTCGGCGTGTCCTCTATCAAGCCTTCCAGCCTCTGCTTGGACATCCTGCGGGCCATCTCAATGGTGGGCTGCACAGCAAGCAACGGCCCAGGGCTGTGGTCGATAATCCAGGCCAGCCAGTTCAAGCCAACCTCTGTTTTGCCGCTCTGCGCTGAAAACATCAGCACAACACGTTGCACACTGCTCTCACTGCTCAGGTCACGCATTACCTGACGCAAATAAGGGGTGCGATCTGTGCGCCAAGGCCCAGGCTCCGCACTTGCCTTGCTACTCAACCGCCTATATCGATCGCTCCACTCATCAACAGTCAACGGCTCTTCTGGTCTGAGCCCGTCAAGGAAACCTTCACGCCAAGGGTTCATGCGACCTTCGCAATCTCCATCAGGCATTGCCGGTGCTCAGTCGTCAGCACACGATGGATGACAGCAGGATCACTCTCACCCGCCAGCTCATTGCTCAGACGATCAGCAAGGTTGGCCAGCTGCTCACGAATAGAGCGGCCTAGCTGAAAGCTCTCCTTTTTCACAAGCTCAGCAGGCACCAGCTCTTCCATCTGAGTCGCTGCCGTGATCTTGGCAATCTCTGCGTTGTAGTGCTCTTTGCGTGCGCGGCTTGTGTAAAAGTCCGGCACATCCTCCTCCTCTACATAGGTCACCTGACGGCGCACTTCTTTCTTCGCAGCCTCAAGAGGTGTCGGCTCTTTCTTGGGCTTCTCAGGAATCTGCGCAGCACTTGGCCGCTCAGTTACGCCCCAAATCCGCAGCCCCTTCTCCAGGTCAATCTTCGGGTTGACATTTCCTGTGTCAACCAAAGCAGCATCTAGACGACCTTGCGCAATCGCCTTAGATACCGCTTGACGACTGCAACCTGCCGCAACCGCAAACTTTGCTCCCGTGACCAACTCAGCCATATGGTTGACACTTTCGGCTGAGCCTAGCTTAGCTTTTGTCAACCGGTTGACGTTCCGCTCGCTACATAAAAAACGCGCGTTGGACGACCCGCAAGTTATAGGGCTAGAAGGACCCGCGATTTTGCGGGCGAACCTCTTTGGCGACGTTAGTGGCGAGGGCTTGGCGTAGGTATGGGCCAAAGGATCGCGTGACGCTTGTTTCTATGACGCGCACAGCGGGGAAGCGTGGCTTGTATGGGCTTGGCGTGATCGCCAAGAACAAAGCGCGAAGCTGTTTATCGCGTTCCCGCCGGTAAACGCCTGGTGTGCGGCTACCTCCGCGTGGCTTGCCAATGAATATGTTGCTGCCTGATCGTCCAGTGTTGCCAACACTGTTCACGATCTTCTCTAGGTTGCGCTGGCTCACGTTGCCGTAGCTGTCCAGCTTTTGATATTTAGTTGGCACAAAGCGTGTGCCCTTTTGAAAGTAGCCACGAGACTTAGCAGCAAACTCAACCTCAAAACCTTTAACAGCACGAGCAGTGCCAAGGATGTTGCCCGACAGATAACGGTTGCGTGGTGTTGGCCTGTCCTTAGGCGAGATGAGGATCTGCAAGTTGCGCTTCTTAGCTGTGGTGGCAAAGAAGCCTTTAGAGGTGTAGGGCTTGGGCTTGTCTAGGTATTGCTTAGATGCGCCCTCTAACGCTTTAAAGGCATTGCGTTGTTTTGCCTGTGGCAAGGCACGACCAGACACGCTGGCGTTCATTGCCTGAGAGATGCTGAACGGGAGCTGTTTGGTGTGCTCGTTTGTCCACTTAATGGCTTTAGGCAGCTCAGACTTGATGTCCAGTGAGATTGCCATTAGCTGCTTGGGCTTTTGTCCAGTATTGCTGCAGCTGTAGGCATTTGGGCTCGACGAGGTGCATTGAGCTGACAACACCTACAAAGGCACCAGGGCCGTCACCTACCTGAACCCTCACGCAACCATCCTCTAGGGTGCGAATCT